CCGGGTTGACGCCGGCATTCGCATGCTGGAATCTCTGCGCCAGCAAGAGGCGGCACTTCGGGCGCAACTCGACAGCACGAACAAACTCACGTCGTCGCAGGCGGAGCTGGCGAAGTTCGAGCAGCGCATTGCCGACATCAAGGTCAAGCAGACGCTGACGGCCGATGAGAAATCCGTCCTCGCCCTGGAAAGCAAGCTGCGCTCGCAGCACCAGGTGAACGCCGCCCTTGAGCGCGAAGCCGAGACCAAGAAGGCGCAGTTGGCCTTCGATGAGCGCGCGGCCCAAATCAGCGCGCAGATGTTTGAGGCGCGCGCTTCGGCCAATGCTCAGTACCAGCGCGTGCTAGACACGCTCGGGATGGGAGACAACGCGACCGAGCGCGCGGAATCGATGCGCTCGATCTACCGGGAGTTTGCCAAGTATCAGGCATCCCTGGCCAAGGGTGCCGAGAATGGCCTGATCGACAGCACCCGGTACGCAGAGGAAACGGCGAAGGTCCGAGATGAACTCGACCGGCGCATCCTCATGCAGAACAACTACTACCAGACGCTCGATGAGCTTCAGCAGAGTTGGTCGCTTGGGGCTTCGAACGGCCTTGCCAACTACTCGGACGATGCGCGCAACGTCTTCGAGGCGATGGGCAATGTGGCCGCGCAGTCATTTCAAGGCATGGAGGATGCGCTCACGCAGTTTGTCACGACCGGCAAACTGAGCGTGCGCGACATGGTCAACAGCATCCTTTCGGACCTGGCGCGCATTGCCATCCGGCAGAGCATCACCGGCCCGTTGGCGAGCGCCTTGGGCGGGCTGATCGGAGGTCTCGGGGCATCGGCCGCGCCTTCCCTGGCGGATGTCGCTGGCGCAACGCAAGGGGTCAATGCTGGCCTGCCGCTGTCGCTATCCGGCGGCGGGTATACGGGCGATGGCGGCAAGTACGAAATTGCCGGTGTCGTCCATCGTGGCGAGGGCGTCCTGAGCCAGGATGAAGTCCGCGCCTTGGGCGGCGAGGCGGGGTTCAACGCCTTGCGCCTAGCGATTCGTGGCCGAGGGCACGCGCTGGGCGGCATGGCGGGGAGTCCAGGGCTTCCCGTCAATGACGGTGCCGGCCGGGCGGGAGGTGTCCAGGTAAGCGTGCGAATCGAGTCTGGCGGCCAGCCCGAGGTAAGCGCCACGTCCGGCTATGAGCAGTTTGCCCAGGACATCGGCCAGTACATCGACCAGCGCTTTCGCCAACTGGAATCCCGATCCTATAAGCAGGGCGGCGCGGCGTGGCAGCAACGTAACGGGCGGATTTGATGGCAATCGAGACGTTCAAATGGCGGCCCATCGGATCGCCGCAGGGGACGACAACCTTGCGTCGGCTGACGGCCCAGTTCGGCGACGGCTACCGACAGGCTGCGGCCGATGGCATCAACGCCAAGGTCCAGTCCTGGCCGCTTCAGTTCGTGGGCGACAAGGGCGAAGCGCAAGCCATCATCGCCTTCTTCGACCGGCACGCCGGATTCCGCTCCTTCCTGTGGACGCCGCCTCTTGGCGAACAGGGTTACTACGAGGTGGTTCAGTACTCGCCCACGCCTGTCGGCGGGCCTGTCTACACGGTCAGCGCAACATTCCAGCAGGTGTTCAAACCGTAATGGCTATCCAGACGATCAACATCGGGCAGCAGCCCAACGACGGCACCGGCGACAACGCCAGGGTCGCATTTGGCAAGGCCAACGACAATTTCGGCGAGCTCGACCAACGCACCGCCGCTGCGACAGCAGCCGCCGCAGCCGCGCAGGCCGACGCCGCAGCCGCGCAGGCCGACGCCGCAGCCGCGCAGGCCGACGCCGCAGCCGCGCAGGCCGACGCCGCAGCCGCGCAGGCCGACGCCGCAGCCGCGCAATCCACGGCCGACGCAGCGCTGCCCATCTACCAGCCCGGCAGCATCCCGACCGAGGATGTGGGAGATATCTGGGTGGCTGGCGATGGCCCGTACCAGTGGGACAGCGACGAGCAGGAATATGCCAAGGTGCCGATGGGCGATGGCAAGCCGATACTGTGGATCGACATTGCGCCCAGCCGAACCGCCATCGCCGCCGGCTACGCCCCGCTCGACGGCCAGGAACTCCCCCGCGCCACCTACCCGGACGTATGGGCCGCCATCGACGCCGGCATGGTGCCTGTCGTCGACGATGAGGACTGGCTGGCCGATCCGCTGCTGCGGGGATCGTATTCGCGTGGCGACGGGAGCACGACGTTCCGGCTGCCGGATTTCAACGGCCAGTCCAGCGGCAGCCTGGGCGCAGTCGTCCTTCGCGGCGACGGCGCGCTGTCGGCTGGGGCGGCGGGGCTGATCCAGCGGGATGCGCTGCAGAACATCACTGGATCGGTCACATCCATCCGCAGCAATCGCAACTCGTTCGGCACCACGTCGGGAGCATTCTTCAAGAACGGGATAGAGAACCTGCCCCCGGCAGCCGGCTCGTCGGGTGCGACGTCGTTGGACGGCATCGGATTCGACGCCTCCCTTGTCGCCCGCACGGCCGAGGAAACCCGCGCTCTGTCGGCCACCGTGGTGTGGGTGGTCAAGCTCTTTGGCGCCGTGGTCAACCCTGGCTCTGCTGACGCCGCGCAGCTTGCGAGCGACTATGCCGCGCTCGCCGCGCAGCTTGCGAGCATCGAGACCGCCTACCTGCCAACGAACATTCTTGGTGTCGTATCCCAGGCCGGGGGCGTGCCTACCGGGGCGCTGATCGAGTCCGGCTCCAACGCCAACGGTTGGTATGCCCGATGGGCGGACGGGACGCAGATATGTAGGGCCGCCGTTACCGGGATCGACATAGCCAACGCTGTCGGCGGGGTTTACCGATCCGCTGGAACCTCCGTCACGTGGCCGGCGGAATTCGTCAGCTCCGGAAGCGTGAGCGCATTCGCTTGCGACAACTTCTCGGCCAACATTTGGGGGGGCTGCAATGCGTCCGCGGAGTCCGGGTCCATCGTGCTTTTCTACCACACGAGCATCACCGGGCGGACGGGAGTTGCTGTCGCTACCGGACGCTGGTTCTAAGGGACGCCATGCACATCACGCTCAACCCCCAGCGCCGCGACGCCACGCTGACCGTCACCAAGGCCGGCGACGTGCTCACCATCAACGGCACCGTCATCGACTTCAGCGTCATCCCCGACGGCGCGACCCTGCCGGCCAACGCATCCCCGCATCCGTTCGTGGTCGGCCCGGTGGAGCGCGTAGGCGGCGTCCTGCACATCACCCTGCTGCTGCCCCACGGCCCGAATGCCAGCGTTGCGCAGCGCTTCCCCGCGCCCCTGATCGACCCGCCTGACGGACCCCTGGAGCTGCCGCAATGATCGACCTGTCCAAGCTCATCACCGCGGCCGACAAGATCGAGGCCGCCCGCGAGCGCAAGCTGGCCGAAATCAACGCCGCCTTCGAGCAGGCCGCGGCCGCGCTGACGGCCGGATACCCCGAATCCGAGCGCCTGACCTGGCCTGTGCAGCAGTCAGAGGCCCTGGCCTGGGCGGCCGACAGCCAAGCGCCGACGCCCTATCTGGACGGCCTGGCCGCGGCGCGCGACATCACGCCGGCCGAGATGCGGCAGCTCACGCTCGCCCAGGTCCAGCTGTTCATGGCCTCCAGCCAGCAGATCGTGGGCAAGCGCCAGCGCCTGCGCGACGCTGTGCAGGCCGTGCCCGCCGGCGCGCCGGACGCGCTGGACCAGATCGCCGCTATCTCGTGGGATGAGGTCGCCTGATGGCCATTACCGCGGATGTGCAGCGGCTAGAGCCAGGCGCCCTGGTGCGCCTGTACGAACTGGACTGCACCGGGATCGGCGGCGACATCCTCCGGTTCCACGGCCACACGCAGGCAGGTCCCATCTACTGGCAGGGAAACGAATACAGCCCCTGGGCCATTGAGGCGCGGGATTTCGCGCGCACGGGCGATGCGCAGCAGCCGTCGCCGACGCTCGCCGTGAGCAACATCGGCCAGGACGAGCACGGCGAGCCTATAGCGGGCGTCATATCGTCGCTATGCATCGCGCTCGATGACCTGGTGGGCGCCGTGCTGACCGTGCGCGAAACGCTCGGCCAGTACCTGGACGCCGCGAACTTCCCGGAGGGCAACCCGGGCGCGGATCCGGCGCAGGAGTTGCCACTGGAGGTCTGGATCGTTGAGCAGAAGACGAGCGAAACGCCCGAAGTCGTCGAGTTCGAGCTGGCCAACAGCCTGTCCTTCGACGGCCGCCAGTTGCCCGGCCGGCAGATTGTGGCCGGCATCTGCCCATGGCTGTGGATCGGCGGATACCGCGGCCCGTATTGCAACTACACCGGCAGCCGGTACTTCGATGCCCAGGACAACCCCACCAATGACCCGGCGCAGGATCGCTGTGGCGGCCGGCTCACGTCCTGCAAGCTGCGGTTCGGGGAAACCAAGGTGGTCAACTTCGGCGGCTTCCCGTCGGCGGACAGGCTGAGGTAGGGCATGCGTAAGAGGACAGTCGCAGCGATCCGGGCTCACGCGATCGCCGAGTACCCGCGCGAGTGCGTTGGATATGTGGTCAATCTTCCCGACGGCACCGAGAAGTATCTGCCTGGAATCAACACGGCGGCGAAGCCCGCCGACGGCTTCGTCACGCGTGGCGAGGACTGGGCAGCCGCCGAGGACGCTGGGGATATCGTCGCCTTTGTGCATTCGCATTCGGACGGCCCGGCTGTACCCTCCGAGGCCGATCGCGTGACCTGCGAAGAGCTGGCCAGGAAGGTCAAGCCGCTGACCTGGTACATCGTCGAGGTGCGCGGTGGCGATGGCGGCATCGTGACCACCGGAGAGATCCACGCCTTCGCACCAGAGGGCTACCAGGCGCCGCTGCTGGGCCGGCCCTTTGCCCATGGGATCCTGGATTGCTACAGCATCGTGCGGGACTGGTACCAGCGTGCGCGCGGCATCGAGCTGCTGGACTTCCCGCGCGAGGACGGCTGGTGGGAGGGCGAGCAGGAACTGTACCTGGATCATTTCGCCGAGGCCGGCTTCCGGCCGCTGACGGAAGCCGAGCAGCTGCGGCCTGGCGACGTCATCCTGATGCAGGTGCAGAGTAAGCGCACCAATCACGCCGCCGTCTACCTGGGGCCCGAGTCGCTGGCCGAGCGGCCGGACCTGCATCCGCTGGCGGACGCCATGCTGCATCATCTGTATGGCCGACCCTCAGAAAGGGCGGTGTATGGGGGGTACTGGCGGGATGTCACCCGGCTGGTGCTGCGGCATATCTCGAGGCGAAGGTAGGTGCGGTACGCCACGTACAAATGGTTATACAGATATAGATAGATGCTGTAACATTTTTACCGGTTTGATGGAGGAGGCCGGTTAATGGAAGAGCCCGATGCAGGCGGAGCCCTGACTATCACGAGTTTGGAGCAGCTGAAAGACTTGGTGGCGAGGATTGATCGGGGGGAGGAAATTCATTACCCCGATCAGGTCATTTTCGCTGGGGAGGTCGCCGCGATTGAGCTAAGTGTTGATGGGCCGCAGTTCCATCAATCCGTGCCGGGCTCGTTTGCTCGTGGCTTGTGGGGTTTTCAGGAAGAGATCTATCGTGCGGTGGCCGTTTCCCTTTACGGTACCGACGACCTGCGGAGGCTCTCGAGGGAGGATTTCGAAAACTTCAACTTGGTGTTCAAGGTTACGGAGGGAAGTACGGGCCTGGGCGCCACGATTACCGATTTCATGGCGCAGTTGAGCAAGGGGTTGAGCGAAATGGACGACGCGCACAAGCTTCGGGCAATTCTCGGCGTAGCGACAGTCTTAACGACGGGGTATGCTGTGCACAACATTGGCGATGCTCACTACCAAGCCCAGGTCAAGAAAATCGAGGTTGAGGGACAGGTCCGTCTGGAAGAGGTTCGCAGCGAGGCGGAAACGCGCAGACTTGCCGAAGTTGCGCAGATCGTTGATTCATTAGTGGGCAGAGATCCTAGCGTTCAGGCGTTTAAGCATGCAACCGCGGAAGGAACTAAGCATGCATTGAAATCAGCTCCGAACGCAGCGGCGGCGACGTATGGTGTGACCAGTTTTGATCAGGACGCCATAAAAGAGATCACGGCTAGGTCAGCACGGGAGTCAACGGACCGGGTAACGGTGACAGATTTGTTCATGGTGACAGGGCATCGCAGACCCCCTGGTGCAGATGTGGCGCGCTTCTCTTTGTCGAATCGAGATGGCGAGATATCCGCTATTGTTGACCTGTCGGATGCGGGGCCGCTCTCCGAGGAGCAGCAAGCCAGGTTTTGGGAGGCTGTCCAAGAGCAAAAAATGATCTACCTGCAGGTCACTGTCAGTTCGAAAGGGGGCGTGGTGAAGCAGGCGGTTATCGAAGACATGCCGGACCCCGAGCCGGCGCCAAGCGGCATTGCGCAGCCGTGATGATCGCCGGCGGTACATTGGCCGCGACCAGTTAGGGGAGGACTGATATGCGTGTGGCGATAATGGCGCTGATGGTCGTGGCGGGGGTGACGGGATGTGCGCACCCAGGCAAGGGTGATCTTGCTGAACAGGGCGAGACATGGCAGCAGCCGATGCGCGGGTCCATCGACCAAATTTCTGGGTGTTTGAGCGACTGGTTCAACAAAGAGGATCCCGCATCAATATGGGATCTACGCACGCCTGTTACGACTTCCATGCCGCGTGCTGATGGATTGGAGCTGGTCGCAAGTGCCCCAGTGGGTATGTGGTATTGGTCGATACAGCTGATGGACCGCAGCGATGGGGTGCTTGCTGTAGCGATTGCCCGCCGCACGGGAGGCCCACCCAGCCTCTCGAAGGACTATATGGCCAATAAGGTGAAAACCGCCCTGGCTTCCTGCGGTGCATACTGATTGCTAATGTCTGAAGCATGTGCTGGCCGCCTCCG